AGTGAACCAGCAACGGGTTCACGGATACCGTCAATATCGACGGGGGGTGCTGCAATGAATGCAACGATGAAGCAGATAGTGGCTGCCAACAGAGTTGGAATCATCAGCACACCGAACCAACCGACATAGAGACGGTTATTGGTTGAAGTTACCCACTCGCAGAAGTTTTCCCAAGTGGATGCGCCTTGTTGGCGTGAAAGAGTAGCGTTTGCCATTGTTTTGAAAAAGGGTTATGTAATAGTGCGGGGAACACTGAATATAATATTCCAACCCTACCCTCCAGGGTTGGTATGAGAGACGTAATTTTGACACCCTAGAGGTCTCGGTTTAAGGGGTGTGGTCCAACGGATTAAGAAATGTAAACTTCTTCGTCGTTGATTTATTTATAGTACCATGGGTTTGTACGGTTGTCAACCCATCGTTTCAGTGGAGAAGTGGTGTTTCCTCCACCTCTTAATAATACCACATAAAAAAGGGGGTCGAAACCCCCTTGTGCCACTTATCATTTTGGCATCCGTGCTGCCTTCTTTACCTTCGCATCTATCTTCGGATTTCCTGTTGGTGCCCCCATTGCCATCTGTGCAGTAGTCGGGTCCATTTTATTAAATCGTTGAGACTGTTTCTCCTGTCCTTCAGGAGTCACAAGGTCGGGATGATACCCGTTCACCATCTCAGGTGGTGGGTCTGTAGGGAAACCCATAGGAGAAGGTTTCCCCTCATAGTAACCAGTTTTTTTCATGAACTCATCAAATGATGGTTTCTTCTTCCCTTTCATTGTTCGATTTCCTTTGTATGAGTATTTAGTTTCTCTACAGACTCCATTCTAAATTTTGATCTTCGACCTGCCGCTCTTTTTTCAACGTCAGAAATGTTAGGAACCCATGTTTTCATATGAGGATCATAAGTATAATCTTTAGCAGTGCCCTGAACACCACCAGGAGTGTTCATGCTTAGTGGTTCTGCCTGAGCAATCTCGGTATCAGAATCAGTGCTTGCAAAGTCCCAAGTGCTCTCATCATCACTATCATCCAAATCACCAGGGTCCTTAAATGGGTCATCATAGTAAGGATTATCAAAAGCATCATCCTCATCAGTGTATGGCAATGCCTGTGCAACTTCATCAGGACCAGGAGTTGCAGTAGAACCAATATACCCAAGTTGTTGTAGGAGATATTCATTACCAGCCTCAAGCATTTCCTTAAGTTTATCAAGTTGCTGTTGAGGAGTTAGTCCCTTCATCATTGGGTCAGTTCTTATAAAGTTAACTGCCTCTGGAGAATCCAAAGAAACAAAAATTGTTTTAGAATTCCTTCTCTGGAATTCTATGTTTGTTATTGATCTAGAGCCAGTAACTCCTTGAATAGCAGTAATCGTAAGAGCATCAAATTTCACATTTGCTTTTTGGAACCTTGATGGAATTGAAATGATGTGAGTACCAGCATCCAAATCATGTGCAAGATAATTTCCAGCATAAGTTCCACCAACTAGCACACCTATACTAATTTTATCATCTAGTGAAGAACCATCAACAACTCTACTATTAAAAGAACCACCTATAGTAAGTTTCAAAGTATCATATTCAGATGCATCAACAGTTCCTAGAGTCTGTATTTGAGCACTAATTGCATAATCAGGGTCTCCATAATCTTGATAAGGTTGCAAAAGATCAGAATCACTGATAGAGGTATCAGAAACTGTATCTAGAGGAACATCACCCATTGCTGGAAGATTTGCTTGAAATAATGATCCAGAAGTCATACCTTCAATTAACTTTTTAGTATCCTCAACCACTTTGTCTGAAATTTCAGACTCCATGGAACTGTACCAATTTGAAAATGACTTTTTCTTGAACGTCTTGGAGTCAGCCAGATACTTACCCTTTGGCTCATGATGAGCAACAACGGTATTATTTTTTCCTTTAACAAATTTATTGAAATCCCATCTATCTCCCATGCCTCTTCCCTTACCTGGTCTAGTTCCTGGTGGTTGATTTTTAAGTTTTTTATCTGCATCATCAATATCCTTCAGGAGTTTATCCAAAGGATCCATTTTTGGATAACTAGCAGCAACTTCTGTACCATCAGGAACACTCGATCTACCAGGTCCAGTAGAAGGAAGATTTGGAGATGGTAATTGACTTGGGTCAGTTTTCAAGTCATAGAACTTATTAGGATCATAACTTCCAGGTGGTTTATATCCCCCTGGACCTGGAGATGGTTCCTCATAAGGAATGGTATCCAAAGCAACTTCAGTGTTATAACCATCAGGAGTTGCAGTAGAACCTTGATATCCAAGCATCTTAATTAGATACTCATTACCAGCTTCAAGCATTTCCTTAAGTTTTTTAAGTCTTTGTGCAGGAGTTAGTCCTTGCATTTCTGGTGCTGTTCTCATAAAGCTCACTGCTTCTGGACTATCAAGAGGAACCCACACCGTTATTGGAGCTACTCTAGTCAGACCCATACTGTTTATTGTGTATGTTAGTGCATACCTATCTTTAAGATGAGCATACTGACTTCTTATAAGATTATAGAGATATTCTCTATCTGATCCTAAACCTCCCCCAGATCCACCAGGTAGACCACTTATTCTCGATGAAAATCCATTAAATAAAAGAACATGCATCGTATCGTCCGCATCATCATCAAAAGGACCTGGATGGCGTAAAACATCGAGAATCATCGCTATTGGACCAATGTTCCCCTCAGCATCAGCCTGAGTAAGTGTTGCTCCTGCAAGAGTTGTACCAACAAACATTCTACGTTGGTAATCTAGTTCATAAGAACGCATCCAAGTTCCATCAACCGTCAGGTCAAAACTGATTTCAAAATATTCATGATATTTTGGCAATTCAAAACTAGTCTTTCCACCAGCAGTTATATTACCCAGAGTTCCAGTCCCAGCATTATATGCATTTCCGTTAGAGTCTCTATAAACCATACTATACTCAACCTTCAAAGGATGATTAGGTAAGGGAGCATCAATCCCAGTTCCCAAATCAACATCAAAGGTTACGTGAGTAACAGTTTGTTCTCCAGGTACATCTGTAGTTGTAATATAGTTAGTTGATGCCGTCTGCCTCCACCAGTACTGACTATCGTAATTATGAGGAGCAACCTCACCAAATTTAACCACACCACCTGTAGTTGTAACTGCATCACTTTGGTTATACCTAAAAGAATCACTTGGTACAGGTACTCTTATTTCTTCTCCAGTAGGTTCTAATTGGGTACGTACAAACATGTCACCCGAAGTCATAGCTTCAGTTACAGCTACTGCATCAGCAGTCTCTTGTCCAACAGAGTCAACCCATGATTGGAAGTTACTAGTAATCTTTCCATCGATTGTAGATTTCCAAGAAGTAAAGTGTGCTTCTTGCTTTTTATCTTCTTTCCTAAGATGAGACAATGCTCTGTAACTAGAAAGCATTGATTGAATCTTATCATTAGTAGGATTCCTTTCTGCTTTTAATTCTAGTTTATTTGCAATCTTATCAAAGTCATTTTCTTCTTCCTTAGCAGAAGAAACTGTTGCCTCATACTCCGCAAACATCTGCTGTGTATGTGCTTGGTCTTGAAGTTCATTGTATTCAGACTGAAGAATACTTCCTTTCTTACCCTCTTCGTCAGTAAAGAAGATAAGGGTATCTGTGCCAATTTTTTCTTCACGGGTTACTGTCTTCACCTTACCATCAGTAAAGATGGTTCTTGGAGTTCCATCCTTCTCAAAGTATCCAGCAAAACTTCTCTTACCAGCATTTCTATCGAGAAGATATTCCCATGCTTGGTCTGCATTACCAAGATGGTCTAGAACAACGTTCTTTCTATCCTGAGATGCTCTTGCATTTTGCTCTCTTTCATACTTGCCCCACATTCTCTCTTCTGGTTTCTTGAATGATGCAGGAACTTCTGCCTGTTTCATCAAACTAGTATTGAGAGTTCTTGGTTCAGAACCAATGACTCTAGGACGACGTTTTACTTTCTCCTTCTTCTCTTCAATAACTACAGGTTTTTTGATGTTTTTAACTACATCTAAGGTGTGAGATTCATTTACAGAAGAATCTTTATTAGTTCTTTTTGGAAGTCTTGGTAGTGAAGACTTAGGAACTTTCTTTTCACCCGATGAAAGTTTTTTAATTATCTTATTCAAGAAAGAAGAAACTTCTTCAGGATTTACATCCTTAGAGTTATCAAAAAGGTCAACTAAGTATTCCTTATCCTTATCACTTAGTTTATCGTGCAAACCAAGTTCTGATTTAAGAACATTCAGCAGATCCTCGTCCTTACCAAGATTTACTTTATCTCTATCAATAACTTCTTTGGCTTTATCAACATATTCTTGATAACTACTATATTCATTCTCCTCTTTTACAGAAGTTGGACGAGAACCACCACCAGTTAAACCAGTACTATCAGTTACTATCTGAGTAGCAAGTGCTGTCCAACCAACTGGACCAGGAACTGCTGTTAATCCACTTAACAATGCACCAGCAACATCACCCTTAGAAATTCTATCGGCAGCATCAGCAACTGATATAGCTGCTCCTGCAAAAGGAACTGCCTTGCCAAGAGTTTTTGCCACAGTTCTAGCAGCACCTTTAGATGCAGTAGTTGTTGCACCTTTTGTTATTAACTGCTGAGCTTTCGCACTATTAGGATACTTAGTAATAGCATTCTGGGCAAGTCTTGCACCTTTGGTTGCCTTGCTAGCATCTACACCAACTTCAGCATATTTTGTTCCAGGAATATTCATCCTGGAACCAGTTCCAGGTTTATATGCAACTGGAATTTTTGTTCCTTTTCCTGCTCCTTGACCTGCTGCTTTTAAGTCTGCTGCTCTCTGTGCGGCAGTTCTTCCTGCAGTTCCTCTACCACCTGCTTCTGCTGCAGCACCAGCTCGGGCAAAGTCGTCTGCTGCTGCTCCACTCGCAGAAGGATCTATAAAGACACCTTTAGTTCCATAAACATTTTGACGACTGCCTGCTCTAAATCCATCTTTTTTAATTCCTTGAGCAGCTTGCTGTCCAGTTCCATGCTGACCCAATTTAATTTCACCACCAAGACCTTTAGAACTGCCTCCATATGCCTGCAAAGAAGGATTAAATGGAGTTCCACCAGCCATATTAGTTGCAATTTTACCTGCTTGTGCTGGAGTAAGATTTGCTCTGTTAAGTACGGCATCAACAGTGGGTTTAAAAACACTGTTCTCTCCACTATATGCCTGAAACCTTTCTCGTTCCGTAGGTGTTAATGAACCTGGGTCATTAACTGATTTTTGTGCCAAGTACTCAACATACTTTGCTGCTGCATTAAGTTCCGCAGGTGTAGGTTGCTTTGTAGGTTTTCCTGTGTCTGGATCAATTGGTGGTTCCTTTGGTGGTTTAGGTGGTCCACCTTCACCACCTTGACCTCCTGGTCCTCCAGAACCAGGGAAATTACCTCCTCCATATCCACCTCTGTTGCCAGAGGAACCACCAGGTCTACCTCCCTGTCCTCCTCTTCTTCTTCTGTTAGGATTACTACCACTACCCCATGGGAATCCAGAACCTTCGGGTCCTCTGTTTGGTGGATTGGTTCCCGTTCTTCGATTCTTAGGTCTTCCCGTAGTTGTACAATAGTATCTACCATACTGGTCTGGAGTATTTGATGGTGGACCAGGATAGAATGCCCTATAGTTTGCCTCTGCTGGGTCATTACTAATTCCACCATACTTTTCTACATCTCTAAACCAAACTGCTTGATCAATAGTGAAGTCATTATTATAAGAAGTAAAATTACTGACACCATCCCAGTCGGAAAGTTTTCCAGTAATTCTTCCTAGGTTGACCATCTTACGGTCAGACTGTCTAATATATCCAAACGTACTAAAATTTCCCCATGCATACCACATGGATGCCATTGGTCCGAGAATGGCACTCGTATCTCCAGGTGGTTCAGCTACTCTAATCGTACCATCAGGCATGAAAAGACCTGAGGTATCAGTACCAGTATACCCAGATGAACCATCACCATCCTGATCGAAATCTGGTGCGTCTACTCCAGGATGCGTCTCCTGGAATGTCATTGGTTCTACTCTATATAAATTCTGCGTATTATTTGTAGGAACCTCTTCATGAAGACTTGAAGGTCTAGATGCCTTCAGGTGCTTCAATGCTTTTGAAAATGTATTAGAACTTCCCATTCCTATCAAACAGTATCTCCCATAGGAGTATTTATCTGCATCGTAGCAGCACTATATTCTACACAACCCTCTGGCCATCCAACAATAGTAATTCTATTGTGTGGTGCAGTATTATTAACAACTTCGATTCCATGAGGAACCTTTGGGTTTATCCAAACAAATCTATTTGGCATTGGAACAATTTTATCAACATCACAGTTCTCAAACATCAAATTTCCACCCCATGATTCATCCCATGTAGGGTGAGCATAATATATGAAACCACCAAAGTCAATGTGATAACCAGTTCCAGAAGACTCTCTATCAATTCCTGGTGGTAAAGTATTAATAAAAGACCATGAAGGAATAGTCTGTTCCCAATGTTCTTGATATAAACCTAACTCTTTTAACTTATCAACAATCCACCCCAATCCAGTCTTGTATGGTTCATGAATATTTTCGACAAATCCATCGGTATTCATGAAGTCAGCAAGATTGTTTTGTATCCATTGCCACTGTTCTTCACTAAGAAAATTATCAATCACTAGTGCTGCAGTACGTGTTGTCATCAGACATACAAAAATCTTTGTGAAAATATTTATAGTTTGCTAAATAGTCGTGAAGACGCACTTGGAATTTTAAATGAAGAGACTAGCGATTACTTTGGGTATGCTTCTGATGACCGCATCTGCAGCAAATGCAGGCGGACTTGTTACTAAACATGCATCTAGTGTTCAACTGACCGTAGATGCTGCGCGTTCAACTGCTTCAAGAATCGGATCCTCGTTCAGTATCGCAGGTTCAAATATTGATACTACGGACGGATCAACTGCAAACACAGTTTCTGCTGGTACTATTACCAGTGGTGTTTACAGCCCAGGAACCATTGCTGCAACACAAGATACCGCAGGTGCAGCATTTAGTTTCAGTCAATCTTATACACAGGGTGATGCACTACCTACTAGTGCTGCAACTGTAGGTGCAATTCCTAACTTTGGTTCAGTTACTTCTTACTCAGCTGGAACTGCAGGAGACCTAGCTGGTACTGTAACCAGTGCTGGTGCAATTACGGTAACCGCAGGCGGAGCTGGATCCAGTGCAATCGGACAATTCGTCTCTGAAGTTACTGTAATCGACTGATGACTAGACTACAAGAAGCAATCGGATTGGGATTGGTTCTTGGTGTAATACATGGTTTGGTGCAACCTGGACACTCTGTTCCTGTTGTACCAAACTTCACCCAGGGCTCAATGACCAGCCATACTGAAACAACACAAACAATCACTGAGACCATCAATTCGATGGACTATAACACAGGGTATCAATACTCTGCTACAGGTTCAGGTGTTACTGCATCTGGAAACCTTTCACCAACGCCTCATACAACTAATGTAACCATTGAAGGAGTGAATTCAACATGGACTGGAGTGGGTTCAAAACCAACATTCACACAGACAACCCCAGGAGCAGCGTTCCAGTTTACCGAGACCGTAAAAGGCCCAGGGCTGTCAAACCACACAATTATACAAAGAACAACCGAGGTAACCTCGGTAACAGATACTACAAGTATATTCTCCCAATAATACTTAGTGGATTATTCCCATCTCAATCTTTGGCAGAAACTGTTGGTGGTGTCTCCGCTACTGCTGCTCCTGTTGCTAATAGTAGTGGCTCCGTCACTAATCAGGCAATCCAGGTATTACAAGGACCCTACATTACGAATACTTATGGGGGTGGAGTCCAATGTCAAGGTGCTACCAGAAACTTCACCCCGTATGTAACTGGAACAACTTCGTTCATGAGACCGTATGAAGCATATTACCCGTCTCCCGTTTATGACATGAGGGATTTGACTGGTGATTTTGATGATGATGGAAATGATATTCCCGATGGAGCACCAGATAGTCCAGGCTCCATTTTATACAATGTTCCTACAAGAACAGGACAGAAAGATAATTACAGTCTTGGGTTAGGATTCTCACTAACCTGGTCTACACCGCTAGACAAAAAAGCACAAGCACTCTGCAAAGAAGCAGCAGAAACACAGATTAAGTTGCAACAACAATTAACTGCCAACAAGCGGTTAGACTTTGAGATTGCGAGACTAAAAAATTGTGGACAATTATTAAAGGAGGGAATCAGTTTCCATCCCAAGAGTCCTTATTATTCTATTTGTGCTGATGTAATGGTACGAGATGTCACTTACATCAAACCTCACGCACACACTATTCCAGAACCTACTACTTCTTCTTCTTCTGGCTCTTCACCGCAACAGACCGAAGCTTTGCAATCGCTTCATTCCGAATCCGCTGCTCTGCTCGGCGGTCCGATACAGATTCGACCTTAATCTTCTTGCCTCTAATCTGAGCAACCTTTTTAAGAACCTTCTTGACTGTAGGTTTGATAACCTTCAGAAGTATATCTGCGAAAGGTTTAGCAAGCAGTGCAGAAGTAGTAGCAACAACAGCAATACCCCCAGTGGTGATTACGGTCCCCGTTGGGGGTAATCCATTTATGGCTTGTTGAATGATTGGAACATCTTCAACTAATCGAATACATTCAGTTCCTTCTAACTTATATCCAATAACAACTTTCCTACCACTGTCGAAGATGAAACCAACAGGTTCCTCCGACAATTGTTTCTGGGTAGGACATTCAATCTCTGCAGTTGCTCCTGAAGTATCTGGTGTCTTGGGTGTGTTTACTTCTGGTTCTGGTGTTTCCTTTTTTGGTGGTGGTGCAACTGGTGGTACTGGAGTCTCACGCTCAAACTTTAATTTTCCTTTATTATAATCAATCGGATTGTAAGATGGAATTCCTGCATCACAAAAGGTTTCAGTGCCTTTTGGGTCAGCATCTTCCAACATATTGTTTTCATCTACCTCATGTGCCTCAACACATCCAGGAATATCAACAATAGGACTACCTATATCTACCGTAACTGGTGCAGCATAAGGAATAGCCAAAGAAGTATCTCTATCCCAAGTAGTAACCTCAGGAACTCTGATATCATTAATCCGTAATGTTTTGATTCTAATGTCCTTAGTACCAATATTAGGAATCTCCGCAGGCATCGTTCATCTCCGATTCATTCTTAGTAATCCACTCTTTCAATCTACACATGTAGAGTCTTATTAAATCTGCTTGATTCAAATGAAATACATCATATGTTTCTAAGTACATCTGGGTATGCCTATCTACGGCATCCTGACACTCTTTAATCATAGAGTACCAGGGGTCTCTATGAGGAGTGTTAAACTCTGACATGTGTTTTCTTTCTATTTAACAATCATTAAATACTTGTCCAACTTGTGAACCGATTGAAGAACCTGCTCTTTGTCCTAAGAGTAATGCCCAACCACCTGCTAACCATCCAACATAAGGAATGTTAGCAACCGCAGGAACAACTAAACCAGCAGCAATAGAACTACCTGCCATTGCACCTTGTGACCGTGCTCCAGCGTCCGCCGCTATACACTCTGCGCTTTGGGCATTCATCTTTCCCTCTTCACCTATTGCACCTCCCCCGATGTTACGGGTTCCGTCCATGGTGTATTGGTCACGACGATACTCATTGCGTTGTTCAGTGCCACCACCAAACAATCCTTTCTTATTCTGATTAAGATTCAAAGACCTTTCTGACTCAAGAATAGCAGGGTCATTTGCTTTATATTGAATTTCATATCCATCCTTTCCTGCTTTGATGGTATATGAAGAATAATCCCCACGGGGAATATTAATTGTTGGAACTTGTGGAACTCTAGGTTGTTCAGGTTGTCTTACAAGATAACCCAAAAGACCGATATGTGATATTGCAAAAAGTGAACCAGCAGCAATGGCAACCATCTTCAATGGTGACGTACCTTTTACTTTTGGTTCTTCAGTCTTTGGTTCTGGATAGTAATCTCCAGGTTCTTCTTTGTTAGTTTCCCAGTATGGTTTCATGGCATCCTCACTGGTGGAATAGCACCACCTGTATGCTTAGGCATTTCAGGCATTTCTGGCATAGCAGCATCGATGAGACCAGGAAGTGCTCCTGCCACTGCTTCCGTTGCCGCAGCTGCTGCCCTCTCTCTTGCTCTTTCAATTAAGACATCCTTGTTAAGATATAACCAAGTGCCACCACCAACAACGGCAGCAGATACAGCAAAAGACGCAAGTGCAAGTACATTGATTAGTTTCTGCATGGTGTCCTCACAGTATAATTAAACCAAGTAGAACTCCCTTAGCAAATGCAATCCATAAAAGATTGTAATTTGTCAGGTCGTACTTCTTTTGAATGTTGCGAATAACTCTCTTGTGCCACATTGCTGTGTCATCAAGTTTCTGCTCGATGTGCCAGCCCAGGCTTCTCTTTTTCTTTTTAAAGGTCATGATACCAACGTGCCTTTAGCACGACGAATTTCTCTAAGTTCTTCAAAGTTTTTTTGTTTAGTTCCACCGTCGTATGACCAGGCATAACCTTCCTCAATCATTATTTCGTTCAAGGAAAGTTCACTGTCTCCAATGTAAAGCCATCCGAGAAGACGACCATACTTGCCCATACCACCAACAAGCTCAGTACGAATAACAAGATCGTCATCCCCACTAATGGCACCATCCAACTTCTCTTTGAGCCAATTCGTTGCCTCAATTCCTAACTCCTTTTCCTCTAGGTCTCTTGTGCGTTTTTCTGGTGTGTCAACACCTGCAACTCTTACCCTTTCTTTTTTAAAAAGGTCAAAACCTAAGTCAATAGTTACATCGATGGTATCACCATCAACAACTCTATTGATTTCAACTACTCGGAAGTTGTAACACGACTTCCTGCTGGGGGGTGTCATTGCTCCCATAATATGCCTCCTGAGCATCTGCGTCTGATGGCATGGCAGCAATAAGTCCAATAATAGTAACTGCTGCACCAATGACAGCAGATGCTCTTTGAATCCAAATTTTATTGTCTAGAACTTTCTGTTCAACTTGCTTAAGTTTCTCTTCTGTTCTATCAATACGTTGGTGAACCATCTCAATACGACGAATAGCATTCTCTAGAGTGCTATCAATGACAGAAACATCTTTTGTTTCTCCCTCAAGCGCAATGATGCGTTCTCGATAACTTTCAATCTTACTTTCCAAGACAGCAAGTTTAGAGTCTTGTTCAGCATCCTTATTCGTCAGGTCGCTCATCGTTTAATTCATTATTTGCCATACTTATTATATAGACAATAACATAAAAAACCCCCGCCAAAAGAATGACGAGGGAAATTATGACACTCCATGTGGGGTCGTTAATATCAGATAGTGGTCTAAGAACTAGGTTCATCTTTCAAGAATCTCTTTTGGTAATCATACCACATAGCATTTAATTGCCATGCTTGGGAGAGAGACTTTGGACCTTCAATGAGAAGTTTTTGTTGGCATGGAGATAATCCTCCTCGATGTTCTAGGTAGTATGCTCTCCATTTGCCTCCGTCTCTCATTTTTCAACCTTCTCTTTAGTCTCTACTTCTGGTTTTTCTTCTTTCTTTTTAGCAGGAACAACCCCAAAGGTCGCTAAAGTTCCTGTAAAAACACTGGCTATGAAAGTTGGATCGATGTTCTTCTGAGGAATACCAGGAATACTTACATAGTTAAGGGTCAGTATTGCTGCTGACCATCCCAATATAATAACTCTCACAAGGGTCGAAACCCCTTCATCAGCCCATTCAAATTTGTTTTCCTTTTTGGTTTCCTCTTTTTTTACCACCGTATCCTTAGGTGATACTGGCATTTTAAAGAGGCAAGGCATTTTTATTTATCAATCCTTGATATAACCCTCTTCAACAAGATACTTACGAGTCAGAGGAGTGGGTTCATACACTTCCCACATCTTACCTGCTGCACATGCCTGAAGTGCTTCCATGGTCATATTCTCAGTGCGACCTGCCCACGATGCTTCTGCTTCCCAAGGAACTGCATTTTTAGGATAGGTACGTTCTGCCAGAACACGCCAAACAATAGGAACTTCATCTTCAGGTTTGATAATAGCAATCAAACTATTCTCGATAGTTCCTGCCATACAGTCCTGTGCAGC